CGGAAACCTCTTAAAGGCGCGAATGAAGTTCGTGTCTTACTCACTTAGTGAGGAGAGCATCGATAAAGTTGTCTAGTACTCCGGGGCTGCCCTTTGGGCACTGTATAATACAGAAGCGTGACGAAATACAACAAGATGTGTGTCTACTCGATAGGCACTACACCGCCGGTCCAAAGGACTGAGTGGTTTGCGACCGAGAAACTTAGGGATAATCCCGAGCCTCGACCAGAGACATTAAATGCCTCAACCACACCTGTATCACTATTAAATAGGCACAGGTCTCTAGTTGGAATCCATAATGGGGCCAACTTGAATTCTTTCTCTGAAGTGTTATGGATTTGAATCCACTCTTCAAGAGTAGGCTCTCTGAGCCCATGTAAGTCGCCCATTTTCGCTTTTAAAGCTTCCAGTCTTAGACTGAATGGTGCGGTTTTCCAGCCCTTTTGGGGCTTCTTCCTATCCCAGTACGGTATCCGTTCTGGAGGTTGGAAAAGTAGCTCGGTTAGGTTTAACCATCCGGCTGCTTTGAGTTCTCTTTGTTGGTCAAACCAACGGCTTTGCCATGGAACTCCACATTTCATAGCTTCTTCTTGGGATAATCCCATTCCGAAGTTAATTATCTCTTCAACCCAGATGTTCTTGGTTTCTTCGAGATCGATAGGCTCCCCTCTATCATAGAGTAAGGGTCTACGTAAAAGCGATAATTGCTTAACAATGTTAGCGCCTTCAATGGTGCCTCTTGCATTAAATGCATGTAAACACACTTTCTTAACCCATGGATCGACCATGGAGTAAGACAAATCATGGTTGGCTAGGGTTAAACCCAAACCACCCATATTCCTGGGCAACCCAAATATAGTATCTGAGTTCCCGAAGTCCTTCATATTTGTTTTAAACAGCCATGAAGCTAAATTTGCCTTGTACTTGTCTGGAAACCATTCAAGTTCTTTGGCCAACATGAATCCCTTTCCGAATATCGGATTGGTATCTTCATCTCCCGTCCTGGACTTAGTCTCGGGCGAGAGTAACCGTAACTGGATAAAGTCAACGTAAACGCTTGGCATTTCGTTAACTTTAGAAGTGAAGTAGCCCATGTTTAACATGAGTCTTTCACAATATTTACCGCCTTTGGCGTAAATATCCCATTTATCCTCTGAGGGTTTAACCCGATAGAGGATAGCTGAAGGTTTATACCTTGACAATTCAACCAGGTTACCCGGTTTGAATATGTCGTCACCTGCGCATACCCAACCATGTCGGGACAGCAGATACCGATCAAAGGGCTTAGCCCTTTGCGATGCCATCACATCCACAGCTTTGCTGATCGTGTGAAGGATAATTTTCGTACCAGGGGTCCCCATAAGGGCTCCCCTGCACGATATAAAGTCGCCTAATGTAGTTTCTACATAGTACGACTGTAGAATGAATTCATGAGCATATTTAATATAACTCGTGAGTCCATTACCGAACCCTTCAAGGAATGATTCCATGTGGGCTCGTCCAGCCTCAAATTCGATATAATCGGTTGAGGTTTCTAAGTCTCCGTGAAGGTAACCTTCGTAGAGAGTCTCTGACTTTACGTCTTTGTAAAGCTTTTCAAAACGTTTAACGTATTCAAAAGCTTGGTTCGCCCCGGATAATCCGGAGTAGAGAGTGGGATCGCTTTCGAGAACCGCCCGCATTATGTGGGCATATGGCTGCAGGTATATCGTAAGATACGCCATAGCTGCAGTCGGTATTCTGGCCTTGTTACCGGGTTCACCCTGGACGCAAGCGCGATAAGTAAACATCTTTCCAGTGGGACGATCCCATTGGTCGATGTATCCCGCCTCTTTGAGGCGTAGATAAGAAAAGAACCAAAGTAATATACTGAGGCGATTCTCTTGATAACCGTTTAGGGTCGGATTAATCCAACCGCTATTCGGAATTGGGTCTCCCAATTCACCTTCTAAGAAGGTTCCCTCCCTGGGCAGCTTAGCTGTCCAGTTCGGGTACATCCTCCTAAAGTCGATTTGATCGCCTGTAGGTAGGTATTGTGGTCCATCTAAGATGGACAAGTCTTTCAACCACAATGAGAATTCAAATTCCACGTAGGTGAACTTCCCACCCGAGCTACTCGGGTTCTCATAGCATCCGTTTCCCGTAAGGCTAACGTGTGCATCGAGATTATGCAGTCTTCCCATCTGCTTAGCACATCGGAAGACTTCCTGTCCCGCTATGCGGGAACACCGTCTTATTTCATCAAGGTCTCCAACCGAGATGGGTAAGGGGGGTGTGGTAAGAACTTCGATAAACTCTAAGAGTTTACTTTCTTGTTCTTCATTGTCTGCAGCAGGGAAATTCCGTGTTACAGATAATTCCGCGGCTTGGCGTGCTATAATAGCATTCCATTCACCGGAAGTCATCCAAGTTCCCTCAGGGAGCTTGGGCCACTTGGGGTTAAGCTCAGCTTTCACCCCAACCTTTCCAAAGTAAGTAGTTACTACCCACTTTGCGAAAGCTTTCCACTCTTTAACGGCGGGCGATGATCGCCCAGTGCTTAGCACTATGTCCGTTAAATATTTCCACCAGGCTACTTTGTACGACCAAGTCGACACAGTAGCTGGCAAGGCTATTTCGAGGTTTGTTAAACAAGCCCTGATAACCTTACGCTGTTTAAGTAAAACCGACTTAGTCGCTTTTACTAAACTTTGCAGAGTTGCATGTGTCTTAGACACATTTCCCTCCCTCAAATCCTTCCAATTCAATTGAAAGAATGCAGATGCATCGACGCGTTTAACGCTATCGGTGTATTTGAAAGTTCGATCGGCACCGTAACGATGGCGATTTGAACTTTTACGGACTTGTAACAAGTCCGGGTATGAATACCGCTCCTTGAGAGCTAAATATCCAGAGCTTTCTTTACCTAAGTCCTCCTCCCCGTGTAACACGTGGATCTGGCGACATG